TAAAATGCCAAGTGACTGGACGCTGATTAAATCTGAAAACGCTAACGTTGGCGATGATTACATTAACGGTGTATTTGTAGCACAAGCTCCTGCTTATGTTGAACCAACACCCGAAGAAAAACAACGCGCGACCATTGCAAGTATTGAGCAAAACTTTAAAGCGTTTCTGGATTTGAAAAACATTGATTCAATTGGTGAGGCAAGCGCGTTGTTAAATTCAACAAACGTAACATGGCAAAATGAAGCAGCTCATGCAATTGAGTTATGGGATTTAACATGGCAAGCGTTTTACAATAACGAACCATTACCTGCTTTAACTTGGTCATAAATTATGCCAGTCAATACAAAACACGCCGACTATTCAAAGAATAAACCATTGTGGGAAAATTGCGAACACGCAACGCAAGGGCAAAGTGAAATTCACGCGCATGGTGTTCAATACTTGCCGCGCCTTAGCGGTCAAAGTGATGACGAATACAAAGCCTACGTTAAACGCGCATTGTTTTATAACGCTACAGCTAGAACGGTTGACGGTTTAACGGGTATGCTGTTTTTAAAGCCGCCTAAAGTTGAATATCCAACAGCAATGCAAAGCATTATTGATGATGTGACAATGACAGGATTGTCGCTGCATCAATTCGCCGAAATGGTAGCTGATGACATTATAGTTTTTGGGCGTTGTGGTGTTTTAGTTGATTATCCGCCGATTACAAACGCTTCAACGATGGCAGAAATGGCACAGTTAGGCGCACGACCTTACGCGACAAAGTACGAGGCTGAATCAATCATTAACTGGAAAACTAAGCGCGTGAATAACGTGCAAATGTTATCGATGGTGGTATTGAAAGAATCTGCTGAAATTGCCAAAGATGAATTTGAATCAGAAAGCGTGACACGTTATCGCGTATTGGATTTGATTGAGGTTTATCGTCAACGTGTGTTTGAAGAAGATAAACACGGCAACATTCAACAGGTTGGAGACGACATATTCCCGTTAATGAATGGCAACACGATGTCATTTATACCGTTTGAATTTATCGGCGTGCGTGATAATTCGCCATGTGTTGATAAACCGCCTTTACTTGATTTAGTCGATGTTAATTTATCGCATTATCGTACCAGTGCAGACTTAGAGCATGGTAGACACTTTACTGGATTGCCTACGCCTGTAGTTTGTGGCGTGCAATTAGAATCTGGTCAGTCGTTATCTATTGGCAGTGCTAAGGCGTGGGTATTTCCTGACCCGCAAGCAAGCGCAACATTCTTAGAGTTCACTGGTCAAGGCTTAGGCGAATTGCGTGAAGCTATGCGTGAAAAAGAATCAATGATGGCAACTTTAGGCGCGAGAATGCTTGCTCCTGAAAGCAAAGGCATTGAATCCGCTCAAACCGCATCTATTCATCGTGCTGGTGAAAATAGCGTATTAGCTTCAATTAGCCAGTCAATTTCGATTTCATTAACGCACGTTCTCGAATGGTTGCGTGATTGGTCAAACATTAGCGGCGATGTTAGCGTTGAATTGAATCGTGATTTTGTACCACCAACAATGACAGCTCAAGATTTAACGGCACTGGTTCAAAGCTGGCAGGCTGGAGCAATATCGCATTTAACTTTGTTTGATAATTTAAAGCAGAATGATGTTATTAAAGCCGATAGAACATTTGAAGATGAGCAGGAATTGATTGCTGCTAATCCTGTTGGAATGCCTGCGTTATGACGCAAACAGCTAACGAAATCTTACGCGATAAAACAATCGCACACGAAATTCTATTAAATCGCTATTACACCAACACAACTAAAAAAGTCATGGAGTTGTTGCGAACGGTTGAAAAGGATTTAGTGTTAAAGCTGAAAACGCTCGATATTGATAGCAACACAACCATCAAGCAAGTTGATAAACAGCTAGAATCAATTCGAGCTGTTTTAAACGAAGGTTATGACTTAATGGGGCGCGACTTGTTGCAAGAAATGAAAGATGCGGCAATATACGAACAGGAATGGCAGGCTAAAACCATAACTGCGGCTGTACCTATTGAATTAAACCTTGTTATGGCTGCACCTGTGACGTTATTTGCAGCTATTGAAGACACGCCATTTCAAGGTAAATTGCTGAAGGAATGGATTGATAAACTCGATGCCGAATCGTTTAATTCTATTCAATCCGCCGTTAGAATGGGATTAGTTGAAGGGCAAAGCTATAGCGATATAACACGGCGCATAATCGGCACGAAAGCACTGCAATACAGTGATGGCGTTATGCACTTGAATCGAACCAAAACACAGGCGTTAGTTTCAACAGCCGTTGCACATTCAACTAATGCCGCGCGTGATGAGTTTTACAAAGCAAATGATGATTTGGTTAAATCGGTGCAATTTGTAGCCACGTTGGATATGAGAACCACGCCGATATGTCGCGCTAAAGATGGTCAAGTTTATCCGCTTGATGCTTATCCAAGACCGCCATTGCATTTTAGATGCCGTAGTGTTGTGACTGCAGTTTTGAAATCGTGGAAGGAATTAGGTTTAAAAGAACCAACGGCAGGCACACGCTCATCTATGGACGGGCAGGTGGCTGAGACTGAAACATATCAAACATGGTTAGCTAAAAAATCACCTGAATTTCAAGACGAAGTTTTAGGCAAAGCACGCGGTGAAATGTTTAGGAATGGCACAACGCTTGATAGGTTTGTTGACGATTCTGGAAAGCAATACACACTTGAACAGTTGCGTAAGATTGAAAAGTAAGGCATAATCCGTGCATCTAAACAACGCCATTGGTTAGATTCCTAAATTGGTAAAAGCCTAAGATTGCAAACACGGCTTAAAATAGAATTGCAGATAACCACGCAAACATTTACAGTTAAAAATTGCTACAAATCGAAAAATTTTTGATCGGATAGTTCGATAGTAGCGTTGTTTTAGTGGTATTTAAAAGCCCTGTTGTCGTGACAGGGCAAAACTTAACAGGCAGAGCCTAAAAACCCAGAGGGTAAAATGACAGACAAAACATATACACAAGAAGAATTAGACGCGGCGATTGAAGACGCAACGCAGCCACTAATTAAAAAACGCGACGAATTACTCAAAGAAGTAAAGGTCGCACGCAAAAACTTAGAAAACGTCGGTGACGTTGAAAAGTTACACGAACGCATTGAAGCACTCGAAACAGAGCGCGACACGCTTGTAAAACAAACAAAAGAAACCACTAAACAATTAGAAACCGTTGCAAAACAATTAGAAAGTGAATCAGGTTTTACTTCAAAATTGCTTTTAGACAACGGATTGACTGACGCATTAGTGAAAGCTGGTATTAAAAAAGAATTATTGCCTGCTGCAAAGGCTTTGTTTTCACAACAAGCAAAAGTAATTGCTGATGGTGAAAGTCGTAAGGCTGTTATTGGTGACAAGGAGTTATCCGCATTCGTAACTGAATGGTCAGCAAGCGACGAAGGAAAGCATTTTGTATCCGCTCCTGCAAATGGTGGTGGTGGTGCTGATGGTAGTAAAAATACGCCGCAAGGCGATAAAGTAGTAAATCGTTCAACATGGGATACAATGTCACACGTTGAGCGGTCACAATTTGCAACAAGTGGCGGTAAAGTTACAGATTAAACCCTGTATGTGTTACCGCTTTAAAATTTAATCTTTAAAAAGGTAACACAACATGGCAAACACGCTAACAAATCTCGCAGCCGACATCTACAAGGCTGCTGACATCGTAGGGCGCGAATTAGTAGGTTTTATTCCGTCTGCTACAATCAATGGTGACGCAACAACCCGCGCTGCAAAAGGCGATACAATCCGTTCACATTTCACACGCACGCCGACCGTCAATACATCGTTTGCGCCTTCGATGACAATTCCTGAAGGTACAGACCAAACGGTTGATAACAAAACCATGACGATTGACACTTATGCAAGTGTTCAAATTCCGTGGACTGGTGAGGACATCAAACACGTTAATAACGGTTCTGGTTTTGAAACCATTTACGGCGACCAAATCAAGCAAGCTATCCGCGCATTGTGCAACAAAATCGAAGTTGATTTATTCACAGCAACTTACAAAGGTGCAAGCCGCGCTGTAGGTGCTGCTGGTACAACTCCTTTCGGTTCAAACTTTGACGTAATCGCTGAGGCACGTCAAATCTTAGTTGATAACGGCGCACCGATTGACAACCAGATTACTGCTGTTTTAAATACGGCTGCTGGTACAAAATTGCGTAACCTTGCATCATTGCAACAAGTAAATACAAGCGGTAGCACTGACTTATTACGTCAAGGCACGTTGCTTGATTTGCAAGGTGTAATGATTC